GAGTTACTGGAAAAACTGTTGATGTTGGTTTATCCACATTCCCAACAATTCAAAGAAGGGGTGAGGGTCTTAGAAAAACTGGAGCACTTCCAGAAACACTCAACTAAACAATATAAATATCTAAAAACTGTGTAATATGGCTGCTATAGTAACAGACCAATTTAGAATTGCGAATGCCAATAATTTTGTAGATTCTGTATTGGATGCTAATAATTCATATTATGTATTTCTAGGGTTATCAAATCCTGGACCAACTTCTGTTGGATTTGGTAGATCAGATTCATGGAGCAATACTCCATCTAATCCACCTAGTCCTATTGATAATCAACAATATTTGAGTCATTACAGAAATACTGCTTTGTTTGGCAAAAAACTAAACAGTTCAAATATTAGAAGAGTTGTAAAAAAAGTTACTTGGACTGCAAACACTAGATACGACATGTATCGACATGACTACAGTGTTGCCAATCAAACTCCAAATTCGGGAAGTGCAAGACTTTATGATACAAACTATTATGTTGTAAATAGTGACTTTAGAGTTTATATATGCCTTTATAATGGATCGCATGGAGACATTGGAGGGTCATCGAATCTGACTGGAAATACATCTCAGGATGAGCCAACATTTACCGATTTGGAACCATCTGCTGCTGGAACAAGTGGTGATGGATATATTTGGAAATATTTGTTTACCATTTCTCCAAGTGATATTATTAAGTTCGACTCTACCGAATATATTGTTCTCCCAAACAATTGGTCAACATCTACCGACTTCCAAATTCAAAGTGTAAGAGATGCGGGTGATTCGACTGTAAATAATAATCAAATAAAAGTTGTATATATTGCAGATGGTGGGAGTGGAATTTATAAAGCAGGAACTTATGACATCAAGGGTGACGGGACTGGAGCAAAAGTTAATATTGAGGTCAATACTTCAAATCAGATTACAAAAGCAACAGTAGTTTCTGGTGGTAGTGGGTATACTTTTGGAATTGTTGATTTTGGACATTCGTCGAGTGATTCTCTGGGCAGTAATGTAGCAAAATTGATTCCAATTATCCCACCATCTAGAGGTCACGGGTATGACATTTATACTGAATTGGGTGCAGATAAGGTTTTGGTTTATTCCAGATTTGACGATTCTACCAAAGACTTTCCAACGGATACTAAATTTTCTCAAGTTGGAATTATAAAAAATCCCGAAAAATATAATTCAAAAACGACTTTTACTGGTAACGAATATTCATCTTTAGGCGCCATCAAGTTAACTTCAGATTTTAGTGGAACTCCTGTTGTTGGTACGGCAATAACTCAATCTACTTCAAGTGGAACTGCGAGAGGATATATTGCATCATATGATATCGATACAAGAGTATTAAAATATTATCAAGACAGATCTTTAAATTTTGCCAATGGTCGTGATCAAACTGATAGAAATGATGTTACCTCAAAGGCAAATGTTGTCAGTTTTGCATCAACTACTACAACAATATCTCCTATTTCAGGATCGGTTGATATTAATTTTAGTGGAATTACGACAACGATTGGATCTAAACAAGTTAGTTTGGGTGTAACTTTCTCTGGAGGGATTGCAGATCCAGAGATAAATAAAAACACAGGAGATATTATCTACATTGACAATCGTTCTCTTGTAGAAAGAGACTCTAGACAAAAAGAAGACATCAAAATTATTCTGGAATTCTAAAGAAAAATGTCGCAAAAAACAAACTTAAATATCAGCCCATATTATGACGATTTTGATTCAGCAAAAAACTTTCTAAAAGTTTTATTTAAACCAGGATATCCTGTTCAGTCTAGAGAACTGACAACTTTACAATCAATACTTCAAAATCAGATTGAAGATTTTGGAAGTCATATGTTTAAAGAGGGATCAATGGTTATCCCCGGAAACATAACATATGATGGGCAGTTTTATGCGGTTAAACTAAATTCTACTCAATTTGGAGTTGACATATCATTATATATTGATAAGTTTGTCGGAAAAACGATACAGGGGCAAGTTACTGGAATTACTGCAAAAGTTCAGAAAGTAGTTCTGCCAACGGAAAATGATAATATAAATGATATTACATTATATGTAAAATATCTTGAATCTGATTTGAACTTCGAGTTCTCTGAATTTGCAGATGGAGAATTATTGTCGGCAACAGAGAACGTTGTGTATGGAAATACGACTATAAATGCAGGAACTCCTTTTGGATCCTTAATCAGTACAAATGCAACTGCCATTGGATCAGCAGCATCGATTGGTGATGGAGTTTATTTTATAAGGGGATATTTTGTAAGTGTTTCGGATCAAACAATTCTTTTAGATGAGTATACAAATACCCCATCATATAGAGTTGGATTAAAGATAACCGAATCTATTGTTAATGCAAAAGAAGACGAATCATTATATGATAATGCAAGAGGATTTTCAAACTATGCATCACCAGGTGCCGATAGATTAAAAATATCTCTAACTCTCACAAAAAAATCATTAACAGATACGAATGATACTGATTTTGTAGAGTTACTTAGATTAAAAAATGGAAGAGTTAAAAAGATAACAACAAAAACTGAATATAATAAAATCCGGGATTATCTTGCAGAAAGAACTTTTGATGAATCTGGAGATTATACTGTAAGACCTTTTGATTTAAATTTAGAAGAGTCTTTAAATAATCTACTAGGAAATGATGGTTCATTTTTTGCTAATGAACAAACAGATCAAGGAAATATTCCATCTGATAATCTTATATCTCTGAAAATATCTCCAGGTAAAGCATATGTAAAAGGATATGATATTGAAAAAACATCAACATCGATCATTGATGTAGAAAAACCAAGAGATACTGAAGATATTAAAAACGTAACAGTCCCATTTGAAATGGGAAATATTTTAAGAGTCAATAATGTAACTGGTGTAGCAAAAGTAAGAGAAACAATCTCACTGTACGCACAATTTGGATGTGTTGGAGAGCAAATTGGTGAAGCAAGAGTTTACTCTTTCAATTTAACAGATTCTGCATATGCAGATGCAACCACAAGTTGGGATTTGAGACTTTATGATATTCAAACATACACAAAACTCACATTAAATCAAGCAGTAACTACATCACAGATTAAGCAATCATATTTTGTTAAAGGAAAGAGCACTGGTGCAACAGGATTTGCTACTGCAGACGGATCGTCCAATATTGTCTTCTTAAGACAGACCTCAGGAACTTTTGCAAAGGGTGAAACTTTAATCATCAATGGTGTAGAATCATCAAGATCTGTAACCGAAGTTCGTGCATACAATACTCAGAATATAAAGTCTGTAAAACAAACCACTCCTTTCAGTGGAACTAATGATTTCAAAGCAGACTCTATTTTAGATAAGTTTGATTTTCCTGGAGCAGTTTCTCAGTTAGTCATTACTGCTGCTGGTGGTGGAATTTCGACAGTAACGTCTCCTGGACGTACTTTCGTAGGTCTTAGAACAGATACAGTTATTAGATATCAACAATCAGGATCTTCTTTAGAATCTTACAATAGAATATCCAGTATCGCATCAGATTTATTGTCATTTGAGGTTTCTGCAATATCTAGTGTATCAGGAGTTTTCAATGGAGCACTTCCAACATCAGATATTCAAGTTAACGGATTCTTAGGTGCACCTATTGTAAGAGGATCTGGCACATTATTTGCACCATTACCAGAACAAAATACTTCTGATGTTGATCTCTCAAATTCCAATCTTTATTTGATTGATCAACTTACGGGACAAGATGTCGATAACTCAGATAATACTATTACATTAAACACTAGTGATATTAGTGGTGTTACTGATATCTCTTGGGTAAACTTTGATCAAGAAAGATTTTCTGTTGGATATAATGGTGGAGGTATTGGAACCATTACTTCCGATTCATTTGATCTTAGTGGAAATACAATCACCTTAAGAAATCTTGATAGTGCCCAATCAAATAACGATACTGTTGTTAATGTAACCTTTCTCAAGAATGGAATTCAAAGTAAAACCAAAAACTTCAGTAGAAGCAGAGTTTTATTTGTGAACGGATCCA